AAATCGAATCCTTAATAATCTGGTCAATCTCCGGTATGCTTATATTTCGCGCTGCATTTATATCTGCATTTTCCTTGAAACCACATACCACACACTCGAACTTGTCCTGTTTCACCTTGCAATCCCGATTGGCATCATCTATGCAACCGCAATGACTGCACCTCTTACTCGTGTATTCTGGATTCACCAGAACAAACTTGATACCCTTCTCTTCGCATTTATATTCAACCTTTGACTGCAGATCATGATACGTCCAATTTTTCAAGAACGTTTCAGATTGTTGCCCACTAAACCCGCTCAAATCCTCCATCTGGATTGTTCCGGCCTTGTGTCTCAATGCAAAGTCCACAATATATTTACTGACTTTATGATTATAAGTGTCTTTATATCTATCTACCTTACTTCCAATTGCCTTAGATGGCCTCATTTTGGTTTTATATCCACGTCCTATTCTTCCTTGTCCTACGATCTTCCCAGCGATCTGCATCTGTTTTCTTCGGGCATCCAACTTCTGACGGAAATACATAATTTCTTTTCCATTGATAACGGTGTGCTTCCATCCGGTTCTTATCCACTCATTTAAACTTGAATCAAATACCTGCATCACTGCAGTATTAACTAGGCCCAGATCCACGCCAACGGTTTTGTTCATGTCCAATTCTTCAACACTTGTTTCAAAATTGAAACTAATAGTCAGAAACCACTTACCATTCCGATCCTCTTGGATCTGCATTGATCCCTGCTTATAGACTCCCAGAATAATCCTGTTGAGAATTGCCTTTGCATAGTTGTCCAATTTATCAATCCCAAATGTAACGCGCTTAATGTCGTTGGCTTTCTGATAAGATGCATTGAACAAGCTACATATAATTTCAAATCCTTTATTGCCTTGGCTGATCTTAAAATTATCATTTCGTATGATGATAGGATTCGTTTGTTTAAAGTTTGATAATGATACCTGACCCTTATACAAACCTTTCTTGATATCATCCTTAAAGCGATTAGATATAAATTCATTTGTCTGGGAGACATTACCGCTTGAATGCATCACCATAATTTCTCTCATTTTGTGATAAACCCATGTTCTATGGGTTTTTCCAAACCTTTCCTTTTCATCCAGATTCGTGCCGTGCTCCTGTTTATACTGCATCTTCTCCGTTGTAAAACTATAATAATGAGTCATGGCCAGATTACTCGCTAACCATGACTCGTATCTTAATTCCTTCAATGTTTTTTGGTAGGGATGCGGTAACTCTTTACAGTTCTTAATTGCTATTTTGAGGCATTTGTTCATTTGTTTACCTCCGTTTGTTGTTTGTTTCAACCCACGCACCCGTACAAGATGCGACAATTGCTAGATATCTTAAATCTCCTTCTGGATGGTTTCAACCCACACACCCATACAAGATGCGACTTATGAGTGCTGCCAGTAGTGGTCTATTTATACGTTTCAACCCACGCACCCATACAAGATGCGACGGGATTTAAGGATAGTGGATACGAGCCGTCAAAGAGTTTCAACCCACGCACCCATACAAGATGCGACGACTATGACGAAGTGCTGATCGTTGCAGGAGTTTTGTTTCAACCCACGCACCCATACAAGATGCGACAAGTGGCGCTCGTTCCAGTGCTGGAACGAATGCCACAGTTTCAACCCACGCACCCGTACAAGATGCGACCACAAGAACAGACGGAACAAGTGGAAGATATAAAAGTTTCAACCCACGCACCCGTACAAGATGCGACTGCACCCCAAAAAAACCCAGTCATATCAACGCTTCGCACTCCCAAAAGTGCGAAACTCATTTTGTCGCACCCCATATTTAGTTGTGTGGATCTGCTGGCGGTCTTTGTGCCAGCAACTTCAATGGGTGCGAATCCCCCAGCATTTTCATGTGAGCTTGTGGTTCGCATTATTCCCATTACCTCATCGAGTGTTATCCGACCCCATTAGATGGGGGATTATGGACACTTCTCAGATTTCAGGCCGTGAAAGCGACCTTTATTGCTTTTCCCTTTTCACCTCCTTGTCCTAATTATACCACTTGTCCCAGACATTCAAATGTTCAAAAATACCCATAATGATTCAGATCTGAACGAATTTTCATTAATTTTCCTGGGTTTGAAAATATTTTCTTTGTACCCAGTTATTCGGAATTGGAAATCGTGCGCTGGCGCATGGTTTGTTTATATCCCCAATCTATAATTTTCTTCCATGACCATATTTTATAGGACAAGTAACACAATGCCTATTGTGTTGTCCCAAACCAAAATAGTCTTTTCCAAATTGGCTTTTTCTGCCGTTCCCTAATCTCTTCCTGCCGTTCCCTAATTTCTTCAAACATTCCAACTATCTTCCTGTCCCGCTCCGCAATGTCTTGTCTCAATTCCGCAATCTCCCGCTCCTGCTTCTCCAAAAAAGCCAGTAATGGCGCGATATCATATTGCTGTTGCGTTGCCACTGGTTGTCGTTGCGATTCTAAATTCACACCGAACCTTGCACCTAAAGTTGACTCAATTTCTTCAATGGTATTATTTTCCTTGAGCATATCGCCGATTAATTTCAACGCCTCAATGCTTTCTTGGAAATATCTCCTAGTTCGACCTTCGCCAGTGTATGGTAAATATTCACTAAACTTATTTCGCTGGTAACGAGCGGTACTTTCAGGCACTTTTAATATTCTTGCTACTTCTGTTATCGTATACGTTTTCATTCATTTACTCCTTCGGACAAGCCTTTTGACCTAATAATACCACATTGTTGCGTGTTGTTGTCCCTTTTTTATGTATAGGGAAATACCAAAAATGAACGAAAAAAACTACCGACATTGCTTTCGGTAGTTCTCATTTAATCAAATTACTAGAACGGAGGCCAATACTGGTTGTCGCCATTTTGCCTAATACCTAACTTTATTAATAATCTCATTATAGGTGTCATAATCCTGTATTTCCATTTTATGTATCTCTCTGATCTCACCTTTCCGCCATACGCTAAAGTTATCCTCTCATATCTGGCCTTTTCTTCCTCTTCATTTTCGTACTTTTTTTTCTCTTGTGCCAATTTTAGCATCTCCCACATATCATCCATGATATTTCGTTCTTCCGGTGGTCTTGAATTAGCCCATATAACGAACTCCGCATGTTTTTTAGTCGCTTCTAAGTACTTTTCACGCCTTTTCTTTTCAACTTCGGACATGCTACCCCCTCCTTTCTATCCATATATTCCCAAGAATTAATGTATATACTTGTCCAAATTACCTTTTATGCATTGCGAAACTCGCAAAACCTCAATAAAAAACTTCTGCCCATTTTTGAGCAGAAGTTTTATTATCAATCCAATATTTGGCCAAACATTGGTTAATTTAAAACTTTTCCAAGATATTTTTTTGTTTCTTGTAATTCAATTTTGACGGCAATTAATTTTTCCTTATAAATTTTTTCCATCTCTGTTAAAATTGCTGAAACAATTATTATCTCGTCGTGATCTTTGGCGATGACGGCCCGCTGCCGTCTTAATAAAAGTTCATTCAATTCGGAGTTGTAAAATTTTTCGTCCTTTTCAAAAATCTTTTCGTCGGTCATCTCTTGGCCCTCAATCCTTGATCTGCCTCACTCAGTTCCATCCTCACCAGAACCCTCCCTAAACTGCTGATATAGTCCTTTAGTTTATAAGTGAGATAATGCTCCACGATCTGGCGCGTCTTACCCTTATGAATCCACTTGTCGGAGATCGTCGGAGAGATAATTAGATCCTGTTTATCTGCAATGTCGTACAAGATATCTAAATTTATTACAAGTTCATTAACCAACCTCTCGATCTTCTTGTCCACCTTAGTCCTTTCGTCACAGAGCAAGTTAAAAGCCGCATTTGTATCCTCTTTTTCAAGGGCCTTGATATTAGCCTCTGCAGTGGCCTTCCTCGCCCCCAACGTCTCTAATGCCCCATACAAGTCCCTAGTCATAGTCTGTAGTGCTGTCCTGTCAGATTGTAGCCCTGAGACTTTGCCCTGCTCTCCGCCATCGGCGATTAACTCAGCAATTTCCCGGCCTATGGACAGGATATACTGCTCGCTATCTTTAATTTCCGTTTTAATTCGCGCAGATTTTTCGTTTAAGATAGTCAATTCTCGTTCGATTTCTTCCAAAGTTTTCAAGATTTTCCCTCCTTTTTTTGAAATAAATCGATGTCGATTGGTTTGAGTTCTTCAAAATTATTTGAACTAATTACCCCCCAAATTTTTTAAGCTATATCAACAAAGTTAAAAATAAGTGGCACGTATAGGCCACTGCTGGCAGCAGACATTAAAAGTGGCCCATAGATAGCGTCGCCTGTGTTAATCGTGCCAGTGCTGTACGCCAAACCGTCACCCCTAAAATAGCAATTTTTACCGCAAGTCAAAGTCGAACCAGCAACAACTTTTGTGATGCAAGGTGATAACCAAATTTGCCCCGCCTCGCCTAGTCTGGGATTATCCTGTAGTATGCCTACTGGTTTAATTGATGCAGTCGTGCCGGATAGCACCATGTACTCTTCCGCCGTGGATGCGGTGACGGCTTTGTATTGGTTGTTACTAAAGTTGGTTGTTGCTCTTAAGCTAAAAACTATGCCTCTTATTCCACCAAATGCCATAATTAAATTCCTCCTCTTTTTTTAGGTGCTGCCGAATGTCGATCCCATATTTGATACACAATGATACCTGACTGTTGACGTTGCAATAAATTGGGCAGATTCTCCGGTAGAACTAAATGCACAGACCCTCGTCCCCGCTCCGGTGCTCCTAAATGTGACTCCGGTCGTGTTTGGTATCACCCTGAAAAGGGAAGACGAACCTGACTGCACCAATGCAATAATAGTCTTATCCACCCCTGCATATAAAGGCGGATCGATCCTAAATGTCCGCGTTCCGGCTTTGGTTGACGACAGAGTGGTTATACCAAAACCGAGAATAGTTGTCCCCGTGGATGTTACTGCTTGAATCCTGTACTTCTCATCAAAAGTTTTAAACTGCGGTCGGTGCTCCTTCTCAAATCCCATAATTTCACCTCACTTATTTTTAATCCCCCCAACCTCAGTTATATGCCGTTATAAGGCGTTAAAAAGTACGCGCCCTTAGTTTCATACAGGGACAAGCTTTTAAAAGGCTTGTACCATTCTCTTTTCGTGTCTGATAAACATTAAAAAGCCTCACGAACTCGCAAGGCTTCTTGCATCGAAACGCGATTGCTCCGATCGGAATCTCACCGATGCCTTTCCGCGCTTGATCCCAATTGTAAATATTGCAGGATTAGCCATTAACAATTTTAATAGTTCCCGCTCGGTTAGTATCACTGTTGTCTTTGTCAACTTTAGTTCTATAAATTTATCCAGCATACGGCATAGGGACGCGTAACCCTGTCCCGCCTATTGAAAACCCTTGATAAGTCCCATTTTTTACCTTATCCCAAAGGCTGTCATTATTGATCTTCACGGTCATAAGCCAAGTCCCTTTTTTTATATCCTGTCCCTCATAGGTGAAGTCCTCCGGTGCAATAAACGACTCTGCCACACTCGCATCAGCTTTACCCGCATGGCCCGCTCCAATAATCCGGCTTTTGGTTAGATATTGGTGCGCTGCTGCCTCAATTGTTTCCGCCTTAATGGTATCGCCCTGCAGATCGACGCTGTTCGGTTCTAAGACTATGCCGTATACAAGCCGTTTTTCGGTGTCTGCCTTAATAATACTATTTACTACGCCCTTTTTGATCCTGACAGGCCCGCCCACGTCCTTAGAGAGTATATCATTGCTAGGCTGCTGCCTCTGTTGTTTTACGTATTCCGGCTTTTTATAATCATAACCATATTGTTTTTCCTCTTCATTATCTTGGGGAAGATATGGCGAAAACTTGACGGTTAGATCCCCATTATGATCCTCCGAATATTTGATTACATTGTCAACATGCTCTTTACCATTAATCTTAAACTTGAATTCCGCTTTGGACAACGCTTTGACCTCGTCGCCCCATTGTGGCCCAACTTTAAAAGTATCATTTGTCGTTTCATTTGCTGCATTGCCCAACACAGACAAAGCGGGATATAAATCTATTGGTACGCTATTTTCAAATGCTTTTATGTTAACTGCCATAATTATCCTCCTATCTATTTTTATATTTATATTCAAATTCCGTTCCAACTTTACCGCACGGGGATGCGACTCAAAAACGACACCACTGTCGGTTTTGAAATTTCCATTTCAACCCACGCACCCGCACGGGATGCGACCTAGTGGTTTCGTCCCAGAACTGGAACAACCCGATCTAGATGCGAATACGGAAATGGCTACTTCCCTTTGATTTTCCCGAACCGACATTTTGTCGGGTTGATTTTTTTGTTTGGTTCGGGTCATTTTGATCCGAAGCTAACTCATCCCGCTCATTCGCTTCAAATGTTGCCAGCATTTCTTCGATCGTTTGCTGATCGCAATTTTTTATTAGCTCTTCCATTTCCTCATCCATTCTTTTCGCGTTCTCCCGCATTTCCTGATCAAACCTTAGGTAATCCTTTTCAGATTCCTCCAACATTTTTTTGATATCGTCGTACAAAACAGACTCCTCCCTTATACAACACAATGACAATTTTGTTACATCGTCAAATCCCTGTAACCCGCTCACAGTGGGACAAGGTATATATTTCCAGCTTTTGAAGTAACATAACTCTTGTCCTATTTACTTACTTAGTGACATAGTTGTCCTATTTTTGTGCTTGTCCCTTTTATAATTATCACTGATAGAACTTCTGATATTTGCTAACTGGCTTTGGTGTTAGGTTATTTTTTTCCTCATAGTCTTCATATTTGCTTGATGCTGACTTTCTCCTGTTGGCAAGTTGTCCCTGTAAGATTCTAAGTTTTTCGGTGTCCGCTTCCTTTTTCGCTTCAAACTCTGCTTGATCTGCTTTAACACCCTCAATTGTCGTGATCCCTTTCTTGGCCCACCTTTCCATAGTTGATTTGATATATTTCATCGGGATATCTGCACCATGGAACACGGATTCCCTCAACGCCTCGGTAAAAAGCACCAATCCTTGTCCCTCTACTAATTTTTTGATATCTCTATATTCATGACCATAAACTTTTTTACGAGAACCTTTCAATTCCCCTTCCCAAAGTTGGACGGCCTTTTCAAAATCTGACGGTTCGACTGCAGCACTCGTACCTATTTCACTTTCACCTTTGATGATTTCGGCCTTGGCCTCGTCGGCCTCCGGTTTTATGTCCTCATTTTTTTGAATCTCGCGCGCGCGCGTATTAATACCTAGACCTAAAGTAATCTCTGACGTAGTCTCTGTTAAAGATTTTCCCCTTTGGTCAAATTGGTTTTTACCCTTTGGGTAAATTCCCTTTTCGGTAAATTCCAATTTACCCCCTGTTTCTTCTGATTCAGATTCCGTTTTTACCCTTTGGGGAAATTCCAATTTACCCCCTGTTTTAACCGCTTGAATTAGGACATCAAAATTCAACTTAATATGTGTTGTCGGACTTCCATCGAACTTTTTCAATACTAATGTTACGAGGCCCTTTTCTTCAAGAACTTTTATACTTCGGTCATACTGCTTTGCAGTTATCCTACATTCGTCATACCAATCTGTTCGCTTTTTTGCTAGATATAATTCACCATCAATTCTAACTCTTAATTTACTTTTTCCCTCTTTACTTGGGAGATTCCAATAGATGATCTGTGATAACAATAATCCGGTCACTATGTCCCCAGCAATATCTATATAAATACATTTGATATCAATTGTGTCTCTGGATTTATCTTCCCAGAATAAGAATTCATCTTTTGTCATTTCCTGCTCTCCTCCTGTTGCATGATTCCTTCGGCAATATATTTCTTCGCTAACTTTTCGTAGAAATTCTTTTGAGCTTTCTCCATAGGTTTCGGATTACGTTTCGGCCTTCTTGCACTTTGATAAATACTCCGCGCTTTTTTAGCCTCTGGGCTAAGTTCAGAGTTTTCCAATTTTATCCACTCCTCATCGGTAATATAAAAAATAAGGGGATTATCCCAGCCTATTGCCCGAGATAATCTCCTCACCCAAATCCATTTTTTACACAAGCGCTTGTCATTATTGTTTTAGTACTTGCCATGGTACAAGCTTAGTGTTAAAATAAAACAAGAAGCATACAATTGAAAATGTCTTGTTTCTTTGGGGAAGGAATTATCCGCGACTTTGGACGGTGACGGATGATTCCTATATTTTTATTTACAACAAGAATACCACATCGAATGTCACAAGTCCTTCTTTTTTGCTAATCTTTATTCTTGAACCAATCGGACAAGTTCAGTTAAAATATAATAAAAGGTAAATGGTGTTGCTGTAGGCCGTGGATCTCTCCACGGCCTATTTGCATCAATGCCGAATAAACTATAATGATCCATCTTCGGATCTCTCCAAATACTCCCTGAAAAAATAGGATGGGCGATTGTTATACCAAAGGTGATCTACAGGCCTTTGGCAAATCCCCATCCTATTTCTGCGCAAACTATCATAGACTAATAACGGCCCTGACCTAGGTAAACACTAAGTGATTGCCAATACTTAGCGCGGAACGACTAGAGTCACGGCCCATTTGCATATGATATTAATGTCCAATTGCTTGACGTTGCTTTTCAAACATCCATTTTGGTAAAATCCTCCTTTTTAAGGCCGTGGCTAACGCCCACGGCCTTATCTTGCGCCCATTTGCATAAAATATAGTGGTTCACCCCTTAATTTCAGTTTGGAATGGACTTAGCTTGCTTCCCATAAACAGGCTAAGTTCATTCTATTTAATACCACTTTTTGGCGGTAATAACATGTAACCACTCGTCCCGCCCTTGGTGCTCATACTCGAACCTCAGGTATTGTTTCGGCTTGCTCTCGGTCTTTTCAAGGTGCTCATAGTCTGGATCACTCCACGTCCGGTGGACTGTCCGCATTCCGTTCCTGTCGATCGCGGTCACAAGTCCACCCGCACATTGCCAGTATTCGTCTGCCGGATCTTCTTTACATATAAAATCGACTTCCTCAACAAAGAAGATGCCCTTCGGAATCATGGTGATTCTGGAATCCAATCCCAATCCATTGAACAAATTAACTATAAATTCCTTATACAGTTTTTTATTTAGATCATCAAGGCGGGGGTATCCGCTCACCTCTGTATAGTCGATACCATGAACTTTCAACAGATCCATACTATCGGACAATCTGTAATCCGTTAACCCATTGACTTCGTACAATCGTTCTAACTGACTTCTATTCATTCTATTACCCTCCTAAATGAAAATCGTCTATCATTTTATCTAGCTCATCTTGATTAGCTCCGATATATCTAAGCGTCACACTTGGCGACGAATGATTAAATATTTCCTGCAGTCTTGCAACGTCCTTATACTGATTGTAAAAATGATACCCGAAAGTTTTCCGCAGCGTGTGAGTGCCAACCTCAGAAAGTCCAGCTTGTTCGGCTGCAGCGTTTAAAATCCGGTATGCCTGTATGCGTCCGATCGGTTTCCCTGTACGACTCGACGAGAAAAGATAATCGTCAGGCTTCATGCCCGCCGTGTATTCGTTTATGGTTTCCCTGAGTTCATAATTGATTCTGAATCTTCTCTGTTTCCCCGCCTTTGCGGGCTTATCGTCTTTAGCCACTCGCTTGCTCTTCTGTTCAGTGAGTACAAGGTGGTCTTTACCTAACACGTCTTTGACTCGAAGCGGAAGAATGTCAGAGATTCGCAATCCGGTGTTAATTCCAAATTCAAAAAGAAATGAATCTCTCCAAGAAAAGTCCCGCTTTAGTATTGTTCCGACCTCATCAATTTTGTTTTTATCGCGAATAGGTTGTACTATTTTCATGCTGCTTACCCCCTGTTTTGTTTCTAACTAAGTATATTATATCATTATTATGTTACATTAAACAGTGGAAATATATAGCATGTCCCATGATAGGCGGGTTGTAGGTGCTCATGATACAGTATGGTAATTTTGTTACATCATTCCCGCTTACACAAAGTAACCAGAAACTAACTCCCTAATTTCCTTTTCCCGATCCGAACGGCATAGTTGATCGATCGGAAAAATGCTAAACCCTTGCTTTGCTATTTCGAAAACATCCATATCTTTAAATATAAATTCAATATTTTCTATTTCCCGCTCTGTGATTTCTTTTACGATCTTATTTATCTTTGGTGTAATTTCCTCTAAAGTAATTTTTTTGATAAAGGACTCCTTTAGAAATTCAAAATATAAATCTGGGTCTACATAATTCCTGAGACGGTCGGCGAAGAGTGCTCTAATCCTGTCGCGTGGCAATGCATCTAGCTCGATGCCCAAAGCTTCGCCATTGATCCCGCCTGTGGCCTCTACCCACTTATCCCTGTTCGCTGGCCTCGGTGTATATTTTTTCTGCTCTATTTCTTCCGGCATCAATTGATCCGGTGTTAATCCTAATCTCTCAAGGTGTACATTGACTGTAATACCTAGTCCAAGTTTTAGATCTTCCACTTGATCCCTAAATGTTTCCGATATGTAATAGCCCGACGGATCATAGTCCGTCAAGGTAAAGATATAGATATCATCCTCTAATTTCCCCATGTTTATCAACAAATCTTCCATTGCTGCAAGACTATTCGAACCTTTGGCGCTGATACAGCTACATCCAAATATTGACGCTAAGTCCTCAATGAGATTATATTTTGTATCTTTTTCTGTCGCTAGGATGATATTGGGATATGGCGCTAATGTTCTTTTATAACCAAATGTTTCGTGATCTATTTTATATCTTTCTTCTGGTGTCTCTCTCTGTCGACTGGTATCGACTATCCTTAGATCTCTATATGATACATGCCCATCTCTTACAAGTTGGGCTACATACCTTGATAATTCCTTGTCCCACCTCGTTAGACCCTCTTCTGTTCGATCCGCGTCTGTCAACATCCCTAACTTATCCAGTGTTGGTTTTACGACATCATACCAAAAATCTCTGAGACTCCGGTCATATTTGATATTGATAAACTTTTTTTCATTCAGAATAATGGTTCGCATTAATTGCGATTGTTTGAGTCCATCCAGTTTTTTCTTTAGTTCTTTAGCTGGAATTTCTATGATCGGTTTGTCAAGGATAATATGGGTTTTTGCTACAGCCATATGTATACCACTCCTTTGTTGCGACATGGGGCAGGATGGTTTCAACATATGCCTAAAATAGTTCGAATGAACTAGCCTAAAAAAATAACTCTGCTCAATGATGAACAGAGTTTCTTCCTTATCCGGTCTTTGCCCTCGAAATCGAATCCTTAATAATCTGGTCAATCTCCGGTATGCTTATATTTCGCGCTGCATTTATATCTGCATTTTCCTTGAAACCACATACCACACACTCGAACTTGTCCTGTTTCACCTTGCAATCCCG